CCGAAGGGCGCCTCAAGTTAAAAGAACAAAAGTTGTTAGTCGTCAAACTCATCAAGCATAGAAGACAAGTCTTCATCAGCCGGAGGTTTTTTCTTATTCTCACGGACCTTTGGTTCTTCTGGTTCTTCTTTAGCGGCTTCTTTAGCAGCTTCTTTAGGTGCTTCTTTAGGAGCATCAGTGGGGACAGCATCAAACACACTGTCTTCGTACTGGGTGAACCCTTCTTGGGCATCAAACACAGAACCCTGAGTGTTCTCTTTAAGTTTGATAACTTGTACTTGACGCAAACGTAGAGACACACTGCTGCCCATACCACCGCTATAAGGGATCATCTCTACAAACAAGTTTACAGTGCTGCCTGTAGTGAGTTGGAAACCCTCGGGTAAAGGCTTAGTTGCAGCGTCAAACTGTTTAGGCGGGTTATTGTAAGAAGCGGCTATCTTAGCTTTTCCTACGATACCGCCATCTTCGGGCTTCTTGAATGGCATAGACATACCGGGCCAATCATCTTCCCGTGCTTCTTCGTAGGCACTAGTCATGGCAGCTAACAACTCTTTAGCTTGCGCTTTGTCCATTTTAAAGCTCATGCTGTACTCAGCGCCTTGATCAGTAGCAGCGCAAGGCATACTACCACCTGCCCCACTCTTACCGCCCTTCTTATCAAAATGGTAGGGCTTGTCTAGTCGTGGATATAACGCTTCCACACCGCGTATCATAAAAGTATTTTTGTTCATATCGCTCTCGTATTAACAAGGATTAATTTGCTTTGGCTTTTACAGCCAAGGTTAGGTATTACAGTACTATTCTTGAATGTATACTCCTTCCCCTTCAACGACATCGAATACATTTGCAACATCATTGTTCTTTGAGGTGTTAGATTTAAAAACAAGTTTCACTAATTCCTTAGTGTCTGGGTCTTTCTGTGCGTGCATAGCAATTAGAATCTCATCTTCCTCCAATGGGCGCACTGCTTTGAAATAAAGTTTAGGTATGTTGGAATCTGTATCAAACCTAGCCTCTACAAGAACAGTAGCTATCGGAGCTTTGTTGTTATTCAAATACTTTGCAAACTCTTGCATTGACATCTTCTTTTGGTCTTTACCAAAAATACTGGTAGACGGAAGGTCAAGTTGGTATACCGTATCATCAGTAAGCTCACTGTTATCATTAGCTAACATGATTGCAATGCGTTGTCGAAATCGACAAGCACGAGAGTTACCTTGTCCGGAACCTTTTATGTTTTGCTTACAATCAAAACATGTGGTGTGTTGTTTACTTCCAGAGACATTATTAGAAGGTCTCCCACTTGCATGATCGTCAGACCAACAAGCGGGAGCATTATGTTCGCCGGAGACGAACTGACCAGCATAATACATTCTAGAGATTGGTGCAGTCTTTACTATTACAATTTTAAGAACGCCCCCCTCCAATACCTCCGTCTCTCTACCACTAACTACCTTGCGAAACGCTCCCTCTCGAATACTTATTCGATTGATCTCTGACTTTGAAGTCTCAGGTTTTAGCTTAGAAAACAAGTTCTTATAGCTATTAGGTAGTTCCTCAGAAGTCATCGTCTAATTCCGACAACATCTCTTCGACATTAGGCTCTTTCCTTGGCTTGTTTTCTTGCTCTAGGTCAACAACAAGGTCTTCCAGCATTTGCTTAGTCACAACTTTAGCGCGTTCAGGTTGTTCCTCATGCTGACCCTCGGCTTCTTCAGGCTCTTCTTTTCGTAGTGCAATAACAACATCTTCCACACAGAAACGATAAGTATTGCCAGCCTTTATATAAGTGCTACGCGGAACGAACCCACGCTTAACCCACTGCCTAACTGTAGATACTTTGACACCTACATGCTCGGCTAGTTCTTCTAAAGTAACGTATTTTGTATCAGCCACTATTTTTTCCTCCGTACGGTTATAGTGTATTCCCTATCAGCGTTTAAGCCGGGGGGTAATTTGTCAGGGTTTTCCTCAAGGAAAGTACGCATGTTAGTTTGATGGAGGCGCTTCTCTAGCAAATCCATCGCGCTATGCTCCATGATAAACTTGTTCATACTCTCCCAATCAGAAGTCCAAAACTTGGTCTTAACTGAGCGGTAGAAAGTACCCGTCGCAGTTCGTACTGACTCTGCACCAGTAGATGCGCAGTGCTCGTTGAGTATTTGCTTAAATTTAGCCAGCTTATCGTCCAGCGCACTGAGCTTAGTATTCATCTCGTCAGCAATAACAGCTTTCCGATCACGAATCTTTACGCAGGCGTCAACGAGGCGGTCTAAACCGACATCCTCTGCTTCCGTCATACATCGTTCTCCTTTATATTTTAGTTAGGGGGAGTGATTATAGACGCAGTTTTTTTACATTTCAAGCACTTCATTGTATAAATCTATTATTTTTGCGTGTACATGTATTCTTTGGTCAAGTAGTTTGTATACTCTTTTCTCAACTGGCGAGCCTTGCAACTGTACAACCGTGCAAGGGTGCCTTTGTCCAGCCCGATGTACCCGTGCATTAGCTTGAGCATAAGTTTCTAAGGAAGACGTTGGTCCCCACCATACGATAGTATTCGCTGCGGTTAGGGTGACACCATGTGCTGCGGCTTGCGGCTGTATTATAAGGACTCTGGGGGAGTCTGTGTCTTGGAATTCTTTAAAGAGCTGAGTGCGCTTTGAAACACTTACGTCTCCCCGGATGATCCCGTTAGATATTTTGTCCTTAAAAAGTTTCTCAGATAGTATGTCAATGGCATGTTTGAACGGCACAAAGATCAGCACCTTCTGGCTTGCCTCGTCAATAACTTCCTTTAGCACTTTGTATCTGTTCTTGATGTCAAACTCTACCGTCTCTCCACTGTCGGCATAGACTGCCCCGCAAGAGATTTGTAGAAGCTTATTCATAACTACAGCAGCGTTTTGTGCAGTAACTTGCTCTCCAGCAGCCATTGTTAGCATGTGGGTATGTATGGCTTTGTAGTATTTATTCTGTTGCGCTGTAAGTTCGACCTCACGTTTGACATACGTCATCTCTGGTAGATCAAGACATTGCTCCTTGGAATACCGGATCGCTGGCTGTAGGGCTGCATGTACTTTGTTTACTGCATTATCTTTAGGCACCCACTTAAATTGCGTAACTTTTTGCATAACCATTTCACGATAGGAAGAGAAACTACGTGGCACGGCTAGTGGGTTAAGCATCTTGGCTAACCCGAATGCGTCGAGAGGGGACTGAGCAGCAGGAGTGCCTGTCATCATCCACACCCAAGTATCAGGTTTTATTATCCTGCTAAGTACTTTCCAGCGTTTTGAGTTTGCATTCTTATAGTGTGTAGCTTCATCTACAATTATTAAGTCAAACCCCGCCATTTGTATGTGGTCTTCCACTATCTCAACACCGTCATAATTTATGATCACAAAATCTGAATCACCTGAAATTATCTTGCGGCGTTTATCTTTCGGTCCATGCGCAATATCCACACTACGGTGCATAGCAAAGGTAAACAAATCCGCTCTCCATGCAGAATCCATAATGGACAAGGGGCAAATAATCAAGACTTTGTTGATGACTCCTTGTTTCAATAGGAAGTCAGCGGCCCAAATAGCAGAGGCAGTTTTTCCTGTACCTTGCTCGTTAAAACAAAATGCTTTGGTGTTTAGTGTGAGAAAGGACGAAGTAGTTTTTTGATGTTCAAAAGGTTCGTAGCGCCCCGGCCAATCGTACTGCCCTAGTATGGGGGACGGTACGTCCTTAACGTTAAGATTACGTAACACTCGTGCTTCGTCTATACCCCACTTAACTAAAACTTTGTTATCACCAACGGCACGACTACTTGGTATAGCTGTAGTTACTTTAGAGGGGTTACGTAGCTTTAGGAGTAACCCTTTGTTTTCCAGTATTCTCACGGTTCTAACCCTCTTAACCTACGTATTTCAAGTTCTTCTTTTAAAGGCTTAAACCTAAAAAACTCTTTGTGTTGTGGATGTTTGGCGCAAAAAGCCCGAGCGTAAAAAGCGATATGGTCATTTGATATTTTAAATTCTTTGCCCGTAGTCTCAATCGTAGTGTGCCATCTAACTCGATTCATCACCGCCCAATGAGAGTATCTGGGTCTCCCCGAAGCCGCTGCTTCCAGAGAAAACTTCTCAAATGCCAGCCATATACTTGGATTTTTACTATGCCAATTCCCCCATTCGTTTTTTCTGGCTTGTATCTTTTCCTTCAGTATGTCTACCCTATCTTCTGTCTCCATCAGTTACCCCCTAAAGATATGTGCGTAGTTGGACTCGTTACTAACATCCCGCGCACGCGCTGTACCATCTCTAGGGGCTAACTCTTCTATGGTCAACACAGAGTCTGCGGATAGACTGGCCCCTGAAGAGGTGATGTCCCCCAGAGTATGGGATATAAGGGCGTGCCCCACCTTTCGTAGTGCTGCGTCTTCATCAAGGGCAATGACCTGTGTGGCTAACCCCACTGCAAATCGAGGGCGTTTTACTGTGTCTACGGTCTGGTCAACTAACTTAGTTCCGTCCCCCTGTGTAATTACTGGTCCGTCTAACCCTTCACTTATCTGTTGAACAGACGTACTAAGCACATGCACTTTTTGGCGTATCTTTTCTATACCTGTAATCATAAAGCTATCGTACTTACTAGTGTCTATAGTCCACCTAAGCTTTCTTTCTATGTCATCCACTTCACACCCAACGACTAACAACCGTTGTTTTATTTTCTCATTAGTCGCCTTGCGGGTTAGCTTTATATTTACAAGGTAAAGCATTCCTACTGTACTTGTTTCCATTTTCATCATCCTCGTTTGTAGTTATTTTTTCTTTTTTTCTCGCTTACTAGTTTCAGAAATTAACCGGCCTTTAGAATCTCTTTTAAAGGATCGATTGCGTGACTTACTTTCTATTTTAGTTCCGTCAGAGTTCTTACCTCCTTTACTTAGTGCTTTCTTGTGGCTTACATCCTTACCCTCTCGTTTGTCGGCTTTGCCGTTCTTGTTCTTATCTGCACCTTCTTTGTCTATCTTGCGTCGCGCACGCTGCCTTTCCATACGGTCGGCATGTTCTCCACGAGTTTTCTGTTGTTGATACTCTTTCTTGTACGGACGTTTCTTCTTTACATACGGCATTACCTTCTCCCGTTATGAGGACACTCTAGAATAATGCAATGGGCCTTGCACAATCCAGTAGGTCTGGGGTTCCACACATTAGTTGTGAGAGTCTTTTCCAAAGTCCCATATTTTGTTAACCACTTCTTCCACAACTCCGATACATCTTTTCGTTCATAAGTTTGCTTAATCAACTTGTTACACACAACAAACAACAATCCAGCTTTTACTGTATGTACTTCTGGGAAGTGTTTGAATACACACAACGTCATAAGTTCTAATTGCCCCACGTCAGCGTACTTGGCAGACTTACCTGTCTTGTAGTCAAACACTTTAGCTGTTCCTTTCTCCCTGTCCAAGATGATTAGATCAGCTACGCCTCTGTACCAAACATCGGCTCCAAAAAATTCGCAAGGTTCCAAGTTAGCGGTAATACCCATTTTGTATTCGCATAACTTCTCACCCGACATTGCTAGTAATTTGTCTAGCACGTTCTGTGAGTAATCAAAGCGTGGGTCTAGTTCGTTAACCACACCTCCCACGTAATCTTCTGCTGCTTGGTGGTACTCATTACCATACCGCATCGCATCAGTATTTGTATTTTCTTTGTAATCTTTAGCCACTTTTAAGTGGTAATACTTTTTCGGACATTGCTCAAAAGTTTTTAGGCTACTGAATGACCATGTTGTTCTTGTACCCATTCTATGCACTCTCCGTAATTCTTCCCGATCTCCACGTCCCCACAGACAGGCAGGCCAGAGGCCCATTCAGGGACATAAGCCATACAGGAATCTATGTAAGTACAAGCTTCCGTAACTTGTTCGTCAGGTACACAGCATACCACAGAGTCGTGAACGGTTAACAAAACCCTATACTTCTTCTGTATTTCCAGCATTTGTTCTGCCATTACACAACGTGCTATGGCTTGGCATACATTCTCAATAACTTTGCCCCCGTATATCTTAATATACCCCATGCGTGTCTTGTAGGAATACTGCTCTCTACCGTCCTCGTCTAGCTCCATCTTTAGCTTGGTGTAATACATGCTAAGACCGGACGGTAACTGAACGGCATTGTCTCTTGGTAGAAGTTTGAGTGCCCCTTTCTTACCCAGCTTTGTTATCGCATTGTTGTTTAAGCACCACAGCGCAGTATTAGCGTTTCGCCACAGCTCGGTAATCTTACTGTTGGTGCTACGATAGGCACTTACAATTCGACGGCATTCTTTCTCGTCAACTTCTACACCAAACGTTTTTAACTGTTCCCGGAACCGTGCAGCTCCCATTCCGTACCCAGCCCCAAGTATCGTGGTTTTGCCTATAAACCGTTGTTCTGGTGTAACTTTCTCTACTTTGGTTTTATATATACTTGCAGCCATTATCTTGTATACATCTTCACCACGCTCGAACGCTTGAACTAGGTCGTTCTGTTCTGCCAACCATGCAAGCACGCGTGCCTCTATCTGAGCAGAATCGGCTTGGATTAGGGTATGCCCTTCAGGAACACAAATACATGATTTCAATACCTTTGCATTTGGCCCCCGTGACGGTAGGTTTTGTAGGTTTACCTTGTCAGAACCACCCCAGCGTCCGGTGTGCGCTGCGTAGTATTTGATAGGAACTGGCATCTTCTTTCCGCGAGTAGCTAT